CGCCTTTGACATGAATTGGTGTGCCTTTCTTATACAAGGTAGCCGAATCAGAGTATTGAGAAATGCCATTACAACCTCTAGGTGAGGATATTTCTTCAACAGGCAAATTCATAAATTCTATTTTGAAATCTTCAATAAATTTATAAACATCTTCTTCGGTGCCAGTCATCATTAACTTTAATACTTCTCGCATCTTCACACGAATCACACTAGGCGTAGATGACTTTACCATTTCTAGACCCATCACTTTAAGTTTTGGTTCTTTATAAGCAACACCTTCGTTGTTATATACATTTATTGCGTAACGCTTTTTAGCAGTCCATATACCTTTGTTTGCCAACGCTTCACGCTTCATAATCATTTTTTGAGCATGAGCCCTAACATAGTTCGCCAAATCCAAATACGCTCTGTCAATGAACGGTTGAATCTTAGCCTCACAGACCTTGTCCATGAAGGCGATGATTTTTTGATTATCTCTACCCTCTTTCTCATACACCGAATTGACCAACTCTCCAAGACGGAGATAAATGGAGTCAGTATCACTCGCAATAACATAATCGTTTCCTTCTGTTTTTAGAATATTGTTCATGTATTCATTCAGTTTGTTTTCAATCCAACGAATACTTAATTGACCGGCTTGTGTGACTGCCAATGCCTGTCGTAAGTCATAGAAACGGAAGTATTGCGAACCTAAAGCACCGTAAGCGGAGTTTAGAGAAACTTTTTTTGCAAGCTGTAGGTTATTATATCGTGCTATCAACTTTTCTAATTCATATTTCTTAGTTTTGTCCGTTTCAAGTTGATACTCTTGTTGTGCCTTAATCATTAAATTCTTAAACTTTTTTCGGTCCTCATACATTTCTTCCATCATCTTAGGCAAAAAGCCTTGCCGTTCTGTGGTAAAAAACTGTCCGTTTGGTGTCAAAGTAACACCATTAAGTTTAGAAGTATCAATTTTCTGATACAACATTTTTTCAACTGTTACACCTTCAGAAATAATGTCACGCATCTCTTGTGTGTAGTTAGATGGTTCAATAATTGTTTCTGGTGAAATATTATATTGAATCAACAAGTGTGGGTATAGGCTATTGAGGTCAAATGATGCCACCCAATCATGCTTGCCAACTTGTGGTTCTTTTACATATGCACCTTCAAATGCTGATTCTTTAATTCTGTTCTCTTTTGGCGGAACAATAATTTTTTTGTCCATCAAATAAGAATTGATTAGAGCATCCCACATTCTTGTTTGTGCAAATACATCTTCAAAGTTTGTTTTTGTATCGTATGCCAAAGTGGCAGCCAATTCAATCAACTTTAACTTTTCTTCTAGCTCAACGATAATTTCAACATCTCTAATGTTGTATTCAATGAACTTTTGATAATTGTGTTTATAGAGCTGATGTAAACTATCATACTCAGAGTAATCTATTTTGTTGGTGCCTAGCTCAACAGAACTAATGTGGTCTAGTTTATAGGACTCTTGTGATTTACCGCCTGGTGCATACCAACGATACAACTCAATGTAATCTAAACAAGAAACGCCAAAAATATCATAGGCCACTTGTTTTTGGCCTTTGATAATCTTCTCTCGTTCAACAACTGCATTCCAAGGCGAAAGCTTTCTGGTCATATCAGGACCAAGAATCTTTTGCATACGATTGTGTAGATATGGAATATCAAAGAACTTAACATTCCAACCAGAAACGATATCTGGTGTGTTCTTCTCCCAATCGGCTAGAAAGGATTTGAGTAGTGTATATTCATCTTTACACTCAATATAGTCAACATCATCACGGGTATTGTTGAATTTACCACATCCGTAAACGCTAAACCGCTTATTTAGTTTTTTTATAGCTATGGCGGTTACCGGTTCGCTGGCGGTGGCTGGGTCTGGGAAACCGTTTTCTGAACCCACCTCAATGTCAATGATAGCTATGTCTAGGTCATTGATGTCCCAATCCACAACACCCTTTTGGTTGTCGGCTATGAAAGCATACTCCAGACGAGTGTTGCCAAACATCTTAAAGTTTTGAACTTCTTCGTATCGGCGGATGAACTCTTTTGCTTCTTTGATTGAACCAAACATCTTAGGTTCTAATACATCGCCTTGCAGAGAACGCCATTCTGTTTTTTTGTTCGTAGGAAAATACAAAATCGGAGAGTATTCAATCTTTTGCTTGACTCTCCGACCGTTATTAATGCCTCGGTAAAGAATGTAATTACCAAAGCATAGAACATGTGTGTAGTATTTTTTATTCATTCATACATTATATCATACTTTTGGAATAAATGAGGCAATTTCAATATTACTACCAAAAACCTTGTTATATTGATTTTCTAGCTCACGGCTCGGTGTAGTTACACATAGAATATCTGCTTTAGATATTTCAATGCCTGTGTTGAATTCTTCGGCATAATCTAAGAAAGGAGCAAAGCCCATCATTGGTCCCTCTTTCGTTGGTTGAACAATTACTTGAACTGGTTTTTTCAATGTAACTATCGTTGCTGCTTTATCATTGTCAACATCTGCCATAACAGTTTGACTGGTTTTAAATGTAATTAATTTAACTGTCATAGTTTCACCTGTGTTTCTGCTGGCAATACACCAATTGTAACCCAGCGTTTTGGAAATAACATCTCACGGTCTTGGAAGTCCTTCATGTCGTGAGTTGGGTCTTGCATCCATCCCACCACTTCAACCATGTTATCAAAGTCCCGTAAAAACAAATCATATTTTTCGGCTCTTGGGAGTTTATGTTCTATTGCCAATTTCTTAGCGAGTTCACGAAAATTCATCTTTTTTTCCTTCAGTTATAAAAAAAATCATTACTTTACTTCATACATAACAGTATTGGTATTACCTAATGCCCATTTTGGATCTGTTTCAACCGACCAACGCTTTGTTGCCACTCTAAAATCTGGCATTTTTAATTCTTTTGGATTACTACTTGGTTCTAATATAAGTAAACGATTATTTGGTTGAGCAGCAAACTGGCCATTATCACACATAATAAAATTATAAGATTTGTGGTCCGCAACATCTTCGGAAAAGCCAGTATCAAGAGTATTAAAATCAGGATGGGCACTATCAACTGTGAAAAGGTATACGCCATACATCCAATCTCCATTTTTTAATTTAAACTTACATTTCATGGATTGTAACTGTGCTTTTTTAAGAACAGTAATATCATATGATAAACAATCCCATAACTGTAAACTATCTAGTGGTTGTGGAGTGCCTTCAATTGGTTTCCAACAAAATGCGTGTAGTGGTAACTTATCATATAACGCACCATAATCGTTCAAATAGGCCTCAATACGAAACGCTTGGCCTCGTAACGATTTGATACTTACCCACCAACAAGATTCTAATTCACCATGGCCTTTTTCAAAGTCATAAAGAAATTCTTTACGAACAAAACATTTAACTGGTGGTAAGTTTGCTATAATATGTGCCATATAATTTTTTTTCTTATCCTAAAAACACCAAAGGTACTTCTGTTTTTTGTAATGAATTAGCAAAGACAAAAAACGGAACAAATCTTTCATTGAGAAAACCAGGATATCTCCAAGGCAATGGCTCAGAGGTTGTTCGTATTGTTGGATATGCGTCTGAACAATGAAACCAAATATACTCCATGATTTGGAAATACTCTCTTACTAAATTTTGATACAGGTCTTTACGCATGATATAAACACCCTCATAACTGATTGTGTTATGTCCAGGATTTGTAAACCAAGACATGTGTTTTTCATACAATGGGTTTACCTGAACGATTGCTTGCTTAAATAAATTCCAATATTCTGGTGGTTGAGATTGTAGATACTGTTCTTCAATAGAAGTATTAATGGTTCTAGCACGATTCATAATTACATCGGATGTTTCTAAGATTTTAAGAGCAGCTTCTTTTTGTTCATCTGATGTAAGGTACTTAACCGATTCTTCAGTTGCTGGCATTGTAATTTTTTCATTTGGATTATCTATATCCAAAACAGATAGATAACGGCGATAAGAACCAACACCAACATATTGAGGTATTTCAAAGCTAAGGTTTGCTACATACAAATCTGTTACTTGTTGACCAATTGCACGGAGAAATTCTTCTTCGGTTGCTCTAAAATAGTAATGTTTATATTTTAATATTTCACTATCAAGTGTGACATTAATAAACGAACCTTTTTCTGAAGGCGGATGCCATTCATAAGCACCTGTGCCACCAGCATAACACGCCTTTACCCAAGACGAATCAAAATTAAAAGGAAAATCTTTATGAAAATGGGTATAAAAACGAATAGACATTATTCTACCTTTTGTGTTTCTTTTTTGTTCTTTTCTGGTTTGAATGGGATTGAAGCTGAAAGCTCGGCTTCAATCATAGAATTTTTGAAATGACCTCGTCTAAGTGGGTCAATGATTGTAGCAAGTTGTCTTTTGGACTCTTTGCTGAGTTTGAAATTTTTATCACGCTTTACCATAATATATCTTTATAATGTTAGTTAATATTCATTAGGTTTTTTACCTATATTGTATTTTGCAATTAAATCCCACTCATCTTTTTCCTTAAAAGAAATAATCTTTATTTGATGTAGTGGTGCAATATTATCTTCAATCAATTTGTAGTTTAATATTTTTACCAGACCCCATTCTTCTAGTAAATTTGCAATAGCATTTCTACGCTGTATATCATTTTCAGATATGTTGGATGGTTTGCCATCTAATGCAAATAGTTCCTTAAAATGAACGATGTAATACTTGCCTTGTTTATGTAAAATGTGGCAAGATTGATATAATACTTTTTCTTTGCGTGAAGAAACGCCAATGCGAGTTAAGGTTTCACGCACCTTTAAAAAATCGTCTTGTTCATTAAGGCTAACCTCAATGAACTGAGTCAAGTCAACCATCTCACTTCCTTAATCCACCGGTATCGGTTTGTTCTTTTAATTTTTGGATTTGTTCTTTGCTTAATAAGCGGAGAGCCTCACGGGCTTTAGAATCTGAGAAACCATAGATTGTCTTTATACATTCCAAATCATCATTTTTTTCAGATTTTATCCACTTCGCAAAAGGTCGTTTCTGTGACCTCACCGTATTTAGTAAAAAGTCATTTTGAAGCTTCTTATCTAAGTGGTGGCGGCGATTGACTTCATTAGCAAAAAACACACAGTCCTGATGGTAAGAAAGGCTGCGGTTTACGATAAAAGGTATATATTCCTTCTCGGTCAATTCATCGGTAATGAGTTGCTTTTTACCTTGTAGTATTTCTTTCACATAATCAAATGGGCTCATGTCATCATCCTAATCAGTCCGACTGTATCAATGGTGACGAGAAGCAAATAATTAGCAAGCATACCAAATGATTTACGAGTATAGGAAGCCCAACCATACATAGCGCAACCGGCAATCCAAATAGGGTATAAGATAAGAAGTGGGGGGTTGGGAACGGTGAGAGCCATAGTGATACTGCAACCAATGCTAATAGCCCAAGCAACGAGTTCAACCACAAACCGTATTCTATTACTTTTCCAGTCATCTTCAATCCATTCAAACAGGTTATAGAATAAATCATTCATTAATTAAATTCACAGTTGACCATGATTTCTGTCAGACAAGCTACAGTATTTATTTCTTGGTCGGCCACAAAGGCTGCCTTATACTGATAGTCAGCGAGAATCACAACGGCCTGTGGAATAGATGATGGTTTTAAAGTGTCGCTTAATGTATCATATAGTTTACGAAACAGCGTGGTATTGTCTATTTCGTGTGATGCTACCCACTTACGAATGGCACCAAAATCTTTAGCAACAATATGCTTAGATAGTTCATCAATTGAAATGTCAGCAATTTGAACAAGAATGCCTGTATCAATCTTGCCAAACTGAGAGTAACGCTGTAGCTCATTTAATACACGGCGAAAATCTGGAAAATGTTTCTTAACTAATTCTGCCAAAACCTTCTCGTCAGCATCAATTTTTTCACTTTGCAAAATAGATTGAGTTCGCTTAAAGAACGCAGAGGCCATCTTAGCCTTCTCACCATTTTTTAAA